CACGATCCCTTACCAATCAACCGCAGGTACAACGCAGATGTTGGCTGCGGGTACGTCGGGCCAAGTGCTTACTTCTGCGGGCGCGGCTGCGCCAACTTGGGCTGACGCGGCCGTTAGTTTTTCTAACGCAAAAGGTTATTTCTTTTCTGGCTTTTAATAGGAGCTCTTACCATGGCATCAGGAACACTAGGTCAATCAGCTTTGGCCGCAACGACAAACACCACGGTTTACACCGTGCCTGTTGCGAAGATTGGAACATTCAATGTGAGTGTGTGCAATCGCAGTTCAACACAAGCCACAATTAGATTGGCTGTGGCTGCTTCTGGAACACCAACTAACGCTGAGTACATTGAGTACGACACCGTGCTTGAAGGCAATGGTGTGATCGAACGAACAGGCGTTGTTGCTTCTGCGACAAAGAATTTGGTGGCATTTGCTAGTACAGCAGATGTTTCTGTCAATGTTTACGGATACGAGGACTGATCATGGGACGCATAGCATCAACACAAACGGACGATTTAGGTGTCGTCACAATGACTGCCGGGGCAACGATTGCGGCCGGCGATCTTGTCATCAATACTGATGGTGGCCGGGCGGTAAAAGCAAACGTAGATCTTGCTTTTAGTACAAACAATTCGACCACTGCGGGCGCAACAACTATTTCTACGTCTTCAAATTTTGAGTCTAGCGGAACTTGGGGCCCCAGTGTTGACTACCGATATAGATCCTCTGGCGAGTTAAGCAATGGAAATATTGTTCACGCTTATGCAGGCGACTCGAGTACTGCTACCACTAATGTAAATTTTTTAATTCGCAATATTGGTAATGGCACAGTTGTTTCCAGAGTTCAAGTTTCTACTAATTCAGGCATAGGTTGCGTAAGAGTTTCTCCACTGCCCGGACAAAACAAATTTGTTGTTGCTTGGGCTGTTAGCACTACGGTCTCAGCCAGAATTTACAACAATGATGGCACACCTGTGGCTGCGCAGTTTGATGTTTTTACAGACTCTCAAAGCAGTAGTCCTGAGTACTGGACTCTTTCACATTTAATTAATGGCGAATTTGTCATTTTGAGAAACGGATCTACCAATCCTTACCCTTTGAGTTTTCGGCGATACAACTCATCAGGCACGCTGCAAGGATCTACAACAGTTATCGAAGCCAATAGCAATGCTTTTCGCTTTTCTGTTTGTCCTTTGGCAGCTGGTGGTTTTGTGGTGGGTTGGTACAGCGCTCAAAATAGCAGACATTCAATATCTAAATACGACTCTAGTGGTGTCAGAGTTGGTTCACAAGTCGACATAGGCAGCTCCGGAACTGGGCTTACCAAAGGAAATTTTGATGATAATCATGTCATAGAATTGACTGACGGGAAGATAGTAAAAATCTACCCAAACACCAGCACATCATATCTTCACGCTTATTTGTGCAATGCTGATTTGTCTTTAGTTAGCAACATCAATTTGACTTCGGGCGCTCCAAATTCGACGACAACTTGGCCCGGTCTGTGTCGCTTCGGTTCTGGTTTTGCCACTGTGATTTCGGCTAGCGGCAGCATTAGGCTTTTGACTTTTTCAAACGCAGGCGGAAACATTTCAAACACTACCGCTTCGGGGGGAAATGCGTCAGGTGGTTCGGTAGTATCTATGTGCGGACCAGATGCGACTTATTTTGGCGGCGGTTTTTTTGGAATCTTTAATGTGGGCAACAGCGATGGTGGCTCATCATATGATCAAAAATACGTGGTTGTTGACATTACTGGCGCAACATCGGGCAGTGCAATCGTAATACAGACATCTAATGGTCAAGGCGATATTTATAGCTTTTTTACCAGCGGAAATATACATGTCTCGCGCAAGACTATGTCGTCCCAAGTCAGTTCGTTCACAATCAACAATTTGCGCAAATCTGTTTTAGGTGTAGCCTTGAATTCTGTAAGTGCTGAAGGATCTGTGCGGCTTGCCACAAAAGGCAATTATCAACTAACTGCCAGCTACGCATCAGGCGGCAACTTTGACAATCGAGCAACAGTGGTGCCCGGGACAAAAGGTAACGTGGTCGGTACAACAGCCAATCTTTTTGGGATGACCTGAAATGTCTAACTATCAACTCTTGACGGCCGAAGGCGATGTGATTGAAGAGTCGCTGGCGGAGATTGTTTACGACGAGCCTCAACACTGTTGGGTTGGCACGGGCTGGATTGTCACTGACGTTGACAAAGAATTTACAGCCAAAGCCTCTCAGCAATTCCAAAGCGACACAATGCGTTTTGAACGCAACAAATTGCTTGCCGATACTGACTGGCGTTTTCGTAGCGACCTGACACCCTCACAAGAGTGGAAGGATTACTGCCAAGCGCTGCGCGATGTGCCAACTCAAGCGGGCTTTCCTTGGACCATCGTTTGGCCAACTAAACCGGAATGATAAATGGAAGCCGACATCGATAAGAGGGTAGCCGTGCACGAAGCAATTTGCGCAGAACGATACAACGCCATTTCTGCGTCCCTGAAAAAAGGGGACCAGCGTATGACCAAGATTGAGTACCTTCTGTACGCAGTGATCTTGGCCGTCTTGCTTGGCCCCGGTGTTGCAGCCGAGTTTGTAAAAAAGATCTTCGGTTTGTAACGATGTGGATCCGCTCAGCATCCTTCTGGCAGCCAACACATGCGTTGCCGCAATCAAACAGGGATGCAAGCTGTATAAAGACGCCAAAACGTCTTTCATGGAGATTAAGAAGACTGTCGATGAAGTTGCTTCAGATGTCAAGGCAGTCAGAGGGTTCTGGTCAAAGCTCTTTGGAACAGCGCCCACCGCAAGCCCCAAGTCTGTGGCGAAAAAGAAAGAGGCTTACGTTGCTGTCGACGAAACGCAAGTCCTATCAGACATCGTCACCCAACTTTCCCATTTCTTCAGACTGCAAGAACAGCTTGCTGAGCACATAAGGGCCGAAGAAGAACGATCAAAAAACGTCTACGATCCCGACGCAAATTTAATGGAGGCCGCCTTAAAGCGGCTCATGGTTCAAGATCAGTTTACGGCGCTGGAAGTGGAAATACGAGAGGCGATGGTATACGGCGCTCCTAAAGAGATGGGGGCCCTGTACAGCCGAACGTTCGAGATGCGTGACATCATTAAGGCCGAGCAAGACAAGGCAAGAAAGAAGCGAGATGCTGAATCATGGCAACGCAAAGAAAAGGAGCGGCTCCTAAACGAACGTCAGGTATATCTACTGGTGACTATCCTAGGCCTCCTGTATATGTGGATACTCCTCGGCCTCTTGAGCAAGACTGGTGGACAGTGATGGGTTGGATAGCAGCGTTGGTTTTGGCGGGTCTGTTGCTCCCGCTTCTCGGGCTGTTGTACATGGACGTGCTGCAAACAAAGCACGAGGCCAAGCAGCAAATTGAGAAGATGGAAAAATTACGCAAAGAAATCCAACAACAGAACCGTAAAGAAGACAAGGCCGTTGAGCCGTGAGATGTTTAATCCTCACGGCTTTTCTTTTTCTGCCGGCAGCTGCTGGCAAAGACAAGACTGAATACCGTTGCGTTCGATGGGCATGGACCGGTGATGTTTACAACCGCAAAGTAATTTGCCTTGAATGGAAAAAGGTTGAAAGAAAATGATTGATCCGATCACCGCGCTTGCGGGCATACAGTCGGCTATCTCGTTGGTCAAGAAGGCGGCAAAGGTCGCCAACGATTTAGGCTCTCTGGCGCCTATGCTTGGAAAGTTGTTTGATGCAAAAAGTGTGGCCACAAAATCCATGCTTGAGGCCAAGCGTTCCAAAAATAAATCGAACATGGGGACGGCTCTCCAGATTGAGATGGCTTTGGAGCAAGCCCGTGCTTTTGAGGAAGAGCTAAAAATGCTCTTCATGCAGACTGGCAAGATAGACGTGTGGAACAAGATCAAAGCACGCGAAGCTGAAATGAACTTAGCTGATGCCAAAGAGATTAGCGCGCTGAAAGCCCAAGAAAAGAAAGCCAAAGAAAAAGAAGAAGAGATGACCGAGATTGTTTTAGCAATAGGCGTTCTTTTCTTTGTGGCGTTCTTTGCTTTTGTCGGCGTAAGCGAACTCATAGACTTCTGCGAAAAAACAAGAAGGTGCGGCTGATGTGTTTGAGATATTTAAGTGGTTTGATGTTGGCGCTGACTGGCGACTTGGGATTGATCGTTTCATCAAGTGCTGCGCTGTTGTTCTTGCAATCGATTGGTTGCTAGGCTTGTTGTATATTTTGCCCGCCGATAATTCCAAACAAATTATCGATTTTCTGATTTCTAAAAACCCTCTATAGGAATTTTTATGCTTTCACTCTTTTCGACTCTTGGCGGTCTGTTGATCTCAGGCTTGCCCAAACTGCTGGAGTACTTCCAGAACAAGGCCGACCAAAAGCACGAATTGGCATTGGCCCAAATGCAAACTGAGCGCGACCTTCAGCTGGCAGCTGCGGGGTTTGCCGCTCAAGCCCGGGTGGAAGAGATCCGCACCGAGCAGGTAGCTTTGCAGACCCAAGCACAAATGGCCGAGGCCGAGGCTGGGATGG